TGTTATAAGTATACACTAACTCACTAACGGAGTCAAGCGTTTGTTCGGTACAAATGAAAAAAGACCCGACATTTGCCGGGTCAAAGTACCGAAAGGAAATTTAATTAGAATGGAACTTCTTCTTCTTCTGTATCTGAGGTAATCTCAGGTTGTGGTTCAGGTTCAGGTGCAAGCAACTGTTCAACAGAAGCGCCTGCATCAACTTTGGTGTACAAATCAAGGAATGATGCCTTAGTGTCATCATCAAATCGGTTCAAACAAAGACCAATCGCCTTCATCTTATCACTAAAGATACCGAAAGTTTCAACAATGTGTACTAAACGGCGGGTGGAAATCACTTCATCACAACCACCGTCAGCGAATGTTTTACGAATTACATCAGCCCAAGTAACAAGTTTCTCGGCAAAGTCATCATCGGCATGACCAACAGAGGCCAATTCTTTTTCGATAATCTTTCTTTCTATACGAACAGGTGGGAATTCTTGTTCCATTGTTGTACGGAATCTCTCAAGGAAAGCCTCATTCAATACATTGGTAAACATGTAACGACCATCGTCAGAACCTTTACCTTTAGTATTTGCAGTAGCGAATACGGTGAAACCGGCCGCAGGTGTAATCAATTCACCTTTCTTTTTCAGCATGAATGGTTTGCCTTCAAGCACTCGTTGCAATGAGGAAAGATTCTGAGCACCATAATCAATCTCATCAATACAAAGCACGGCACCTTGACGAGCAGCGATAGTCACCGGACCGTCACGCCATTCCATATTACCATTAATCAGAACATAGTTGCCGAGTAAATCACTTTCATCGGTTTCAGGTGTCATGGAAATACAAACGAATTTGCGTTTGGCTTTAGCACATGCCTGTTCGATTGACATTGTTTTACCGTTACCAGAATGACCAGTAATGAAAACAGGAAAGAAGCGCATTGATTGTACGATGGAAATTACATCATCAAAGTTGCCGAATGGCACATAATTTTTATATGATTTAGGAATCATATCCGACATTTCAAGGTCGGTAACTACATTAAGAATACGATTATCGGATTTTTCTACAGGTTTAATCATTGGAATAACTTGTGCTTGTAAATTAATTGTAGCAGGTGCAATTGTGTTTACTTGACCTGATGTAGGCACTTTGTAAAGACCACGACCAACTTTATTGCTTGGTTCTCTAGTAAACCATTGAGCACTTGAAATGCCAACAGATTTACAGACTTCTTTAATTTCGGATTTTGTTACAGTAGTTTTACCCAAACCAATAAGGTTTTTGATAAACTGTTCACGGACTTCGGTACGATTACTCATAATATAAAATACTCCTTCAATTTCAATAACACCATTATAACACACCTATTTCTAGGTGTCAAGCCCCTCTGTTGTTTTTAGGCAACAGTTAGGCAGCAATGCCCTGTATGAATTTCGAGACTAGCACTCGGTTGATTGCTTTCTTTTTATTGAATTTCATAAAGGCGTTTTTCAATTTGTTGGTGGTAAATTTACCCTCAACTTCAATTTCCTCAGTCTCGGTAACTAAGTCACTACCGCCAGATACAAGATAAAAGGCATCGTAACCAGGACGATGAGAGATGAGGAATTTTTCACTTTTGAATTCTTTCACTAATCGTGTTTGTTCAATTACTTTTTGTGAAAAATTGGTTCTTTGCAATTGATTCAAATCAGAGCCGTCAGGAAAAACATAACGATTGTGAATTGCATTTTTCACAGAACTACGATAACCGGATAACAAAAAGAAACCAAAGATTTTTGATTCTGTTGTTACACGGAACCAATCTAAAATACCATTTGTCAAAATATCAGAATGTGTTGCATCTGGTTTATCAACCAATTGCCTTTGATACTTATGTTGTCTATCAGTTATGATAACATTGGTTGAACGGATATTAAAACCTCTACCAACTTCAACTTCTTCTTCAACATTCGTAATGTAATTTCTTCTTGTATCCATTGTTTTGTATGCGGAACAATTATCAGCATCACCGTCATGCACAATCACCAGACTACTCATATCTAGGTTATTTTGTTTACGGAATGCCTTCATAACACCAGCAAGAGCAACAATAGCCTGATTCATGGGTGTATTGGACAAATTCTCTGATTCAGGTTGACCGATATAGTTTGCATAATAACGATTGTTTCTTATTTCATAGGACTTTTTCAACAAAATCATATTGCGAAGTGCCTTTGAATATTCAGCATTACTCATTTTTGAGTTAAGATATTCACGGAGAAAAACATCTCTCAAATACAAATCATTCAATTTTAGATTAAAAGATTCTTTTGATTTTTTGTGATAGTCATCAGGAGATAAACCAGAATCAATCATATTGGAAGTGGTGCAATCACCGAAACCATATACGATGAATGGGATATTCACTTTACGGCAGAACATGGACAGAATCAAAATCTGTTCAATAGAACCTGCCATATTTTCAGACATAGAACCAGAGCGGTCAAGCAACAAAATCAATCCGTGTGATTTGCCCTTTGGCACAATCATCACTTTGCGGAAAATGTTATCGTCAAATTTATATGATGATAGTTTGTTTACATCAATATCACCAGTATCAGAGATTTTTGTTTTACTGAAAGACTTGGCAGCCTTACGCATTTCGAATTCTTTGGCAAGCAACGAAATGTATCTCTCATTCTTGGACTTGAATTCATTAACATACTCTTTAACTTTATCTTCTGTTAAACCACCATCTTCAATTCGTTGATTGTAGTATTCACTTAGCAATTCTTGCACTCTTTTAGCAGGAGTAATAACATTACTATAGTTAGCTTTTGGTAAAGTAACATACAAATACTCACGGCACTTCTCATCAAGCAACATAGATTCATTGTTGCGGAAGTTTTCATCAGTTTGGCATTTTGGATCAAACTGGTCTACACTAGAAGGTGCTGATTCTTTATCACGGTTAACTGATTTGTCGGAATCATCGAAATCACTTTCGCCTTCATTTTCGCCTTCATCAGGTTCATTACCTTTTTGATTGGTTTCTTTATCGGATTGTTCTTCTGATTTTTCTTTTGATTCTGAATTAGGTTCACCTTCGGATGTTTCATTTTCATATTCATCCGACTCTTCATATTCATCTAGGTCACCATCACCGTCACCATCATAGCCATCATCAAGATTGGCAATATCATCAAAGTCATACAATTGCATATCGAATTGTTCTTGCTTGGAATAGGCATAAATTTCATCGGTGAAATTGATAACATCATCCCAAGATTCAAGAGCTTGGATTCTATTTACAAAATTCAATTCTTCTGGAGAAAAACTGATTTTGGCAGTATACTGAGATTTGGTATAAATGTTCAATCTCTCAATAAATGCCATTGTGTTAATCTCTCGGTTTTTCAAACCAAAGAAATCTTGTTTATTCAATTCAGCATAGGCATCACGGAATGATAGTCTTAATCCAGGATATTTTCTTTGGACTTTTTTCTCAATTCGAGCATCTTCTACAACATTCAAAAATGACTTGTAGTTTTTACCCTTAGTTTTATCAGCAACGGCATCATGCCAACCTTCCGCAGGAGTATAAAGTGCATGACCGACTTCATGTCCACCGAGCAGGTCATACATTACTCCAGACATATTTTGCCAAATTGGAAGATACAGCACACGATTTTTTGGGTCAAACTTGGCAGTTCGAATCTTTTGGTGTTGTATGGAGAGGTTTTCAGTTGCCATCAATTTGGCAAGTTGAGACTTTTGCTGAACAGTAAATGTCATAATATAGTTAATCTTTCACTTTTGATACTACCATTGTAACACAGTATATCGAAGCTGTCAAGCTGCCGTGTTGCGTGGAAGCAACACTCTAACCTGTTGATTTGTAAGGGAGAAATAGGAGGTTTCTCAGTCATGGTTGTATTGTATCACAACCAGACTGGAAAAGAGGCAATTATGGTTTATAGAATACGAATATAGGTTCGTACTTGAGCCACATTTTATCGTTGATTTTGCAGAAGTTCTTTGCCTTGGGCAAACCTGTTTCAGTATCAATTCGATTTCCTCCAGGCATCTGTGCGAGTGCCATCTTTATCTTACCCTTATATATCATTCCTTTAGAGGTAAGTATGTCAATCGAATCTTGTTCTAATGGCAACATCTCACCACCAAACACGGCATCAGCAATGTTCCATAGAAGATATCTGTCATTGTTCAAATACTCTACACAAGTCTCTAATGTCTTGCGTAGAAAACCTTCTCGCCATGCATCATACTGTGAAAACTTCTTATATGATTGCTCAGGGTCTTCTGAGTAAGCTTCTTTTGCAAAGTATGGCGGAGATGTGAAAATCATATCTAACTTACCCTTGTACTTCTGAAACTTGGGGTCGTTATGAATCTCTTCTGAACCATGTTGAAAGATTTCGTATGTGTGTGTCTTTGGAAACAAACCAGTTGCACGATATGTTTTTGTATTAAAGAAGTCGGCAAACTCATGGTACTTTGTACGACCAGGAGTTGTCGAATGGTCTGTATTTGGGTCAGTACCGATGTAATGAATGTTTCGTTCATCATCAACAGATAGGGCACCCAACAATCTACCACCCCAACCTGATGATGGGTCATAGAGGTTAATTTGTTCTTGTGTTTTGATATGGTCTGTATATCGTTCATACAGATACTTTGCAGTCAGAGGGGGGAAATTAACTGCATACTGACAGAATGAAATACGGAATGCCTTTAAACCAACAGGAAATAACTTCTGGCCTTTTTCATAGATTCGAATACGAAACAACTGTGCATCTTTGTGGTCAACATTCGTTGTGCAATTAGCAGGAATCAATCCAGGATTACTTGCATGTAGTTGCAACAATTCATCTTTAGTGATTCGCAGATAAGTCTGGTCTTTCAAGTCTTCATTGTAACCAGTATACTCTTTATCACCTGCATTAGGTTCTAACCAGTAATCGTGTGTGCCGTATGTTCTTGCCTTAGTTTCAAACCAAGTTAAGAATTCATTTGTTGATGTGGCACGGAAGTTCAATGAACCAATTGCAATCACTTGATTTAATTTAATCGGTGTTGAATAGTGATAGAAAGAATCTCTTTTGAAGTGCCGTGAGGCATAAGTGATGAATGTATCTAACAACTCATCTTTGGCAAAGTAATCATAGATTGATTTGCCACTATTCACATCGGCAGTATAGTTGATGCGAGTTTTCATCATGGTCGGAAACCATTGATTGACTGCATTACCGACTACACTTGTATTACGAATAACATCTTCTTCACCTGTAAGTTCATCTTTAACAAGGAACTTGTGTACAGGAAAAGAAGTCATCTCATTAAACTGGTCGATGATTTCTTGTTCGTCATATCCAACTCTCGGTGGTTGACCCTTTTCATCCCATAGAGACACAATTGTTTCACGAAGTTGAATAGCCCAATCACGGAATTCTTCTTTGCTCATGTCAA